TTAGTAAGTACATCAGCGGTCTTCATCAAGACTACGTTTTGGCTACCACTAAACTTAAGATAACTCTTTAAAGCAATAAGCGCTTTCTCTCGAGTGCTGGCATCATCATCCATCAATAAGTTGATGGTTGTGAGCCCCGAAATAGCGGTGTCTAAGAACGCTGAATAAACGGGCATTAAGCGCTCGCCTATCTCCGTTTTTAAGTTGGTAAGTGCAGCACGCTGCTGGTCTACCTTCATTGATGTAGTAGTAACGCGCGCGCCAGCTTTCTCAAACTCCTCATCCATTATAGCGCCAACAGCGGCAGCCATAGAGCCAAGCTCTTTGGTTTTTGCTTGCAGCTCAATAGTAGATATACCAAGGTTGTCAAGAATCTTAACCGATTCTCTACCCAAACCAGTTACGAAAGAGTCAACCATATAGTCAACGCTCTCACCTGTGGCTTGTGCTCTACGCTGTGCAAACTCTAAACCCTTCGCAAGTGTATCCATAGGGATACGGAAGTTTTTAGCCTTTACAGCCGTCTGCATCAGCTTTAAGTCATCAACCGTGCCCGATGTTGCTTCTCTTAAGTTGTCAAGTAAGTTCCTATCGTTAAGGCGATTGAAAGCAGCCTCAACGCCTTCCATCTTTGCAGCAAGATCAATAGATTCCGAGACAAATTGCTGAATAGCATCAACAACAAAAGCCGCACCTATAGCTCCACCTAAAGCACCAAAACCACCGCTTAACTTCTTCAAGCTGTGGTCGATGTTGCCCATTGCACCGCGAAACTGCTTTAAGTCCGCGCCAATCTTAAAATCTATATCCGTACGGCTCATTTACCAAACACCTTTTTAATTGCCTCTTGCACCTCTTCGTATGTTGCAGCCTTATGTACTCGCTTCTTGCTATCCCAAGGGAAAACAGCCAAGTCTTTAGGGCCTAATCTTTTCTTCGTATGTGGTGCAATGTTTACCGCTGCTTGCCACCTCGTGGTTTCCCATACCAATTCAGTCTCATACTGAATGCGGTTTTGGAAGCCCTCTCTTTTGTTTTGGAATTGTCGCGGAGTCATATTGTAGAACTCCTCAACACTCATTCCCATCTCACCCAAACCTACCGCTTCCAGTGCATCCCAATCAAGGGATTCCGAGGCTTGGGTGTTTACTTTTTTTCTTCAGCTCCTGGCTTCACAAAGGAGGCAACAAACAATTCCATACACTGCTGAATGATACTCATATCCTCATCAAGCAAGTCGGCAATGTCATCAGTGTCAAGATCGAAGGCTTGCTTCTCTGCTCGTGCACCGTCTTTCATTCCCGCCCATACCAAATTGATGGCGTGGTCTATACTTATGTTTTCTCCTATCTTTTCAAGCTCTTGCAATCCAATGCCGCTGGCATTGCAAAACAATCTTAATGCATTGAACCCGTACTTTACAGGGTATGTCTTTTCGCCTACTTTTATCAAGTTTGTTTCCATTGTTGTGTGTGATGTTAAAATAGGGAGGCCTAAGCCCCCCTACTGATATTATGATTGAGTACCTTGAGTCAAGGTGCCAGTTCCTTGGAATGAGAAAGAGAACGTTGCGTTATCTTCTACTCCCGCATCGGTTGAGAACTCAGTAAAGAAACCACTACCGCTGTAGTATTTCTCGTCAGTTGTTTCTGAACCGAACTCAATAGCTACCGCAGCGCGGGTGCTTAAATATGTGTAAATATCGTCAGGCGTTGCCTTTCCGCTATTATCGTACACTACCAAGCCTTCACCGGATAGAGTCCAAGATTTTTGGCCTTCTAATACTTCCATCCAGCCTGCGCTGTCTTTCGTGGAAATATCACGAGTTGCCATTGTAACGCTTAAAGAAGCGCTTGTCATTTTACCGACAATTTCACTACCGACTTTTATTACAACATCGGTGCTATTCATTACTGATGTACTTGCTGCCATCTTTTTTTAATTTTATGATTTGACTATTCTAAACACTAAATCAACTGATACCGCAAAAGTCTCCTCATCAACATTGAATACCTCACTTTGAGTATCAAAGCCACACGATTGAACATTCACGCCCTCAATTGTTTCCTTCATTCGCACAAAAGTCGTGCGTATATTTTCAACGGCAGTTTGTAGCGTGCCGTAGTTATCTCCTATTAAAGTCAGCTCAATGTTGACTATATCAATATGGCTGTCGGCATCTTTCGATCCTTCAGGGCGGATGCTTGTAGTATCGTAAATGCAAAAAGGTCGGGCACTCGTTTGCGCTCCAACCAAAGGATAAACACGGCCAGCGAAAACGTTGTTTAAGCTGCTGGTGTTATCGAATTTGTACTTTATTACTTTACCAATCATCGCAAACCAAATCTCTGCCCAAACTTGAGCTTTTTTATTTCTTTTTCCGTTAAGCTCTTAAAGGTTCTCACAAACTTAATGTGTACTTTTGTTTTTGCAGCGCCTTTCGCTCTTTCTGCATATCCTATGTTCGGCCCTTTGTAGTCTTTTCCGCCTCCAACTTGAAGCCATCCAAAGTTTATAAATCCACCGTACCAGCCGCCTTTTTCGGGGTCTTTAAACCTACCGCTTCTTCTCGGCCCTACTGATGCGCCAAAGTCGTTCCCTTTGTTGAGGTATTTAGGAAATCCAATGCCAACACTTCTTCTTAATTGGCCAGGCATAATTTCCGCGTATATCTTTCCATTGCGATATACTTTAAACACCTCATCTGCATCTTTTATGTTTCGCTTGTAAGAGGCAACCATAGGCTTCAAACTCTCACGGGCTACTTTTTTAAGTATCTTCTTGCGCGTTCTTTCATCGAGCTTCTTGAGTTTTCTCATAAGCTCGTGATGGCCTTCTAAGGTTACTTTTACCTTTTCCATTACTGCGCATCTGACCATAAGCATACAATCTTAAGGAATGCCTTGCGGGCATCTGCGGATTGTATCGCTTGAATCTTATATGTATTGTTGTTGTATACTATACGCATCTCCTCATCAACATCGGTGCGGTAGCGAATGATAAACTCCACCTTTTTAGTAGCTGCTATCATCTCACCATCTTCACCCTCGCGCCCTACTTTCTCAACCACGTTGGCCCATACTGAAGCAAGGGTAGAGAAGCTCTTCACTTCTTGCCCAAAGTTATCCGTAGTCTCACTAAAGGTTTGAATAGTGATTCTACGATCCAGTTGTCCAGCTTGGTCTATCATTAGAATGTAAAGATGCGGAATGGGTTAAACAGGTACTCCGATGCTGTTGGCATTTTTCTCACTCGGTCATCTCTCTTATCATATAAGTCGCTGATGATTAGGAGCATCCCTTGCTTTAATGGCGTGGGTATACTACTCACATCAGCACCCACTACATAGCGGACAATGACTTGATTGATGATTCCGTTTGTCGCAAACCATCCAGCAGTAGAAGCTATTCTCGCTGGTTCACTTATAGTATCAGAAACGTAGTAAGATGATGCAACCGTCTCTTCCGAGCCAATCTCATCAACATACTTAAGGCTTGTGATTGATTGCACTGGGCCTCTTGATAGGTAGATGATGTCTTTGCTTACCGCATTCTTATAATTCGGGAAGCCATCAAAATACTCATCAATGGTAGTAGTAACCAAGATGCGGCGAGTATACTGCTCACACATCTCACGCGCAGCAGAAATGAGTGCGCCTATGAGTGCATCATCATCACTACCATCAACACGCAAGAAGTTCTTCGCCTCCGTTAATGTAATCGGCTCGCTTGCCGCTGGTGTTACTACTGAATAGGCCATTACCTTTTCTCTTTACTTTTTGGTTTTGACACGGTCTTTTTTGCACGCTTTTTAGGTGGCTCTGCAACTGCATCGCAGAACCCAGCGTTCAAAAATTCCATTGCTCTATCGTTGGGAAGTTCCACCTCCGCACCTTTGCGGAAGCGGAACCCTGAACCAACAATAGTCTTTTTAAAGACTACTTTCATCCTTATGCTTGGATCAAGTGCTTAACTGCACGGCTATCCAATACAGCAGAATCGCTTCTCTTGTAGCTTACAAAGCCTACTTCGAGTTCGTCAGCGAAACGCTCATTTAAGCGTAGCATTTGAACACCACCAGCATTACGAACAACAAACTTGCTGAAGTCAGCAGCAATCATTGTTTTTGTACCAGTTGCGATGCTTGACTGCATATCGTTATTCACATAAACTGGAATACCGAAGATGCGGTCAGGCTGCCCAGCTTCCATTGAAGGAATGAAGATTGGGAAGTCGTTTGCAGCGCCTAAACCTAAAGCACGAACAGCAGCGATGATGTTATCGTGAGCCATAAGACCGAAGCCAGGCTTGTTGCGATAAGAAGCATCTACGCTGTAGATAAGGTCTAATAAGTCATCAGCAGTGATTGCAGTTGCACCAGCAGCAGTATTACCTAAAGCTGAACCAGTTACCAAACCTTGAGGCTGAGAAGAACCAGTACCAGTAGTGAAGGCAGCATTAGTTGCACGAGCGATACGCTCACCCATAGCTTCAACCAAGAACGCGTTCAAGTCGAAAGCAGAGTCTTGCAACAATTGCTGAGATACTTTTACTAATGAGCTGTAGTTGTAAGCAGAAAGCTGCTTGTTACCGAAGGTCATATCTTGT